CTGCGGCAAACTTTAAATCCTCTAGCGCTTCAGCACGATTGTTAGTGTCGGCATCATTAGCTAGTTTAAGATATTGTTTAGCTTCCGTTATACGTGGGTCAAAATCATCCATATTAATCCTTTATCCCATCCATCCAACTGGCAAATCCATCTGTGGCCGCTTTTTAACGGGTTTTCTAGGTTCTTGAACCATCAACCCTAACATCCTAAAAGCGTCTGCGCCGTGTGAATATTGATCGTGTAATGGCATTCTACTAAATTGTTTGGTATCTGGGTCAACATCATAACGATAGTGACGTAAACATTGTAACCCTTCCGTTGTGTTTGTTCTATCAAAATAGCACCGTGGAAATATTGTTCTAGCGGCATTAATTGAATCTGCCACCGGCACACGGTCCAATATTCTGACGTTCATGCCCGTAGCCCTGACAATTTCCTCTATGCTTTTACCCGTTCCAAGGTTACGGCTGGCCGCATCATGCGGTAAAAAGTGCGTGTCATACACATAACCAAACTTCTGAATCTCGGCTAAATAGTGGCTGATTGTCTTTTGACTATCTTCTAAATAACGAATAACCCTAATTTCCATGCCGATAAACTGAACAAACCAAATGGCCGTTGCATCTGCCCAACCTAAGTCCCAGACTGTAAACACCGGTTTGATTGGGTCATATGGCACATTTTGAATCTGATTGTTAATCTCCGCCATTTGCATTTCTTTGGCAAAGATTGCCCCATCCACGGTCAGACGGCAAATACCTTCCCAAACCGTGTTGTATGCTTCAATGTCACGCATCTTCAGCGTGTCTTTTTCAACCCTTAATGTCTCAGGAAACCACGGGTTATCGTTCCAGTTAATCTTTTGGACTATGGCATTTGTCGGCTGATGGATGATAAACCTCTGGTAAGTTTCATCGGTTTCTAGTTCTGGATTGAATGAAACCCAAATCTCTGATTCTTCCTTACGGATAGTAGGCACTAACACGTCCCACGATCGCTTGGATACGCTTTGGGCTTCTTCTACCCAACAAATGTCAACACCCTCATAAGACTTGACGTTGGCCACATTGTTCTTTAAGCCGACAAAGTTAAATTCAGAACCGTTTTTGCCCCTAATCGTCCTGTCAGTTATTTCATAAAACTCAGTTAAGTTCATGGCCACAATCTGATCGCTCAGTAACTTGTGAACAGAATCTTTGATTGACGTTTGAAATTCACGGGCGCAAAGCACACGAATAGGCTTATTAGCGCCAATAATGAGCAAAGCCCTAGCAATACCCCAAGACTTAGCACCGCCACGTCCTCCCCACAATACCTTGTATCTGCTTGGCTTGAACAAGCATTGCAGCTTAACGGGGAATTCTACGTTAGCTTGCATAGTTGGCGCCCCCATAGAGCAGGGTTAGGTGAACAACACTCTTTAATATTTACACCCACGGGGCTAAACCGTTTCGCCAACATCTTTAGGCTGAACAAACGATACCTGAATTGCTGTCAATAAAGGCGCACCGTTCTCACCTGTAATCTCTTGCTTGACACTCTCACGATACTTCTTTGGAAACCTTGCGGCCATCGATCTTGACCAAATACTAGCATTTAGTTTTGGACCGTCTTTGTTCTCTAGCATATACGCTTGCGCTTGATCTTCCCACCAAGTCTGCTCTGCGGCCTTCGCTTCGTCCAAGGCGTGCAAAAATTCAGGATAAGCATCTCGCCATGTATACATTGTTCTTAATGAAACGCCCAAATTTGAGCTAATTTGTTCTACACTTTTACCCAATGCGCCCAAGGCCACCACCTTATCGCAATAAGCTGGATCATATAAAGATGGACGGCCAACGGGTCTAGTTTCTTCGGTCATTTGATTTTCAACGCTTCCCTTAAAACTCGATTAATATAATCTTTATGGTCATAACCTGTTGATTCTGGTAATTTAGCCAATGCTTCGGTTATCAATTGATAATAGTCTTCTTGCGTCATTCCTTGGTTTGCTGTAAACCAATAATCTTTTAGACTTTTAATCCATGCCAATGTAAAGAAAAAGCACAAAACAAAAGCGCCCCATTGATTAGCATTAAATGCCGCATAAAACCAAAATGGTTGACCAAGTAAACCAAAAACACACGCCCATTTGCGAAATTCTTTTCTTTTTTCTTGTATTAACCAAATTGCAATTAATTCAGTTAACGCTATAAATGTTTGTTCAATCATTTTACAAAGCCTTCTTTCCATGCCCAAGATGGCAATATTCCTGTTTTTTGTTCTGCGTATTCTGTTAACAAAGGATTAGCCGTTTGATTAAACTTGCCTAATGGTCCAAAATTTACCCATGAATTTTGACCTCTTGTTTCTGAAGTAACAGCGGGCAATGCTTGCGGAGAATACATTCTGGCATGAGCCTGAAAAGCGTTTTCTTCTCCAGCCGCGCGAAAACCCACACCATGTTTAGCGTGGCCAAATACATCATGTACTGCTCTAAACACATCATTAGCTGTTACATTCTTACCATTCCATTTTTCCCCAATTCTCATTAATAATGGGTTTGCTTGGCTGGCTACATTAGCCGATGGCCCACCAAAACCTTGTTCTGTTGGAAAAACAGATAATCTTTTGTTTTGCACAATATCATTAATAGCATTTCTTGGATTGCCGTATATATCCCCTGATTCGGGCATAAAATCAAATTTATAACCCTTTTTTCTAAGTGATTCATACTGTGCCATTGTTTCTTCGATTAACGCGTTATAAGCCTTTTTAACCTTTGGATCATTTGGATTATTGGCCATAACATCATACGCATTTGCTAATCTTGTTGCTCGATCTGGGTCAACTTGGGCGTATTTTGTTTGTGGGGCATATACAAACCCTTTTTCGGCAACATAATTTTTGGCAATATCAACCAATCTTTGATCAGTACCAAATTGTTCCATTTTTCCGCCAACATTAACCGCGGTTGGCATTCCTTCCAATGTTCTACCAACATATTTGGCCGGTGCAAGCATTCCTCCTGGTGTATATGCTTCACCAATCAAAGAAGACAATTTTTGCGTTTCTGGACCATAACTTAATCCTTCTTTTGCAGAAGCATAAGTTTGAGCATTTAAATTTCTAGCTTGATCGTTAACATTTCCTACACCTTGTTGAAAACTTTCAATTGGATTGGAAGCTAAATCTCCTAGCTTTCTTTTATAGCTATTGATCGCACTATAAATGTCGGCTAGGGTTGGCATTATTTTTTCTTAGCTTTGGCTTTAGCCGCTTCACGCTTTTCAGCATAGGCTATGGCCACAGCTTGCTTTACTGGCTTACCGGCTTTCACTTCAGCCTTAATGTTTTCTTTAAATGCTTTTGGTGATGTTGATTTGATTAATGGCATTAGCAATTCCAGTTCTTCAATGATGCCTTGGCCCGTTCCGCTGGACCCTTGGCGTTCTTAACTACCCCTTCCATGCGGGCACAAAAACTAGCTTTACGCCCTTCATCCTTCTTTGTCTTTGGATTTGGCGCAGGCGCTTTCAAGTTACTGCCGTTTTTGGCATTGTATTCAGCACGCCCCTTGGCGGTCATTCCAGCACCTTTGTCCGTTGGGTTGTAAGTCTTACCCTTACCCGTGGTTTTATGCTCAATGGGCTTATCGTGCTTTTTCATTTCTTGGCCGTTTTAGCAGATTGTTTAAATGCGGCGGCAGTTGGTGCGCCTTTGGAACCAACCTTACGCATCTTTTCTACTGGCTTGCCTTCAGCCTTTTCACGCTTGATGCGTTCTTGTTTAGCATGAATATTAGCGTATAAACCTGTTGCCATTATTCCACCTCCTCAATAAAGCAAACATCCTGCCAACTCATAACGATCATGTTTTCATCGTTATTCTTGAAGTTAGTATACTTTAAGTATTCGTCTTTGTAATCCTTGGCTAGTGTGCCAAAGTATACCTTATCGCCTACTTTTAGCCCTTCCTCGGCCGCTTCATCACCTACGGCGGTTACGTAACCAACAGTATCGGCTTCAGCGCTTTGGATGTAAAGCGTAGACTGAATGCGCTTTTCGGGTCTGACAAATATCTTGTCTCTAAGTTGTTTAATCATTTTTGCGTGGCATTCCTTTTCTTTTGCTGACTTGTGGAACATCAACAACGGGTAGTCCCAAAAGGGAAAAAACA